CCCCAACATCAGAATGCATAATTTTCAGATACGAACAACTGATGTTAATCTCAAAGGTGGCTTGCTCATTGATGGGGTGGAAGTTGGAGAAATATCTTGGATAAGAGCCTACCAAGTATCAGCCGAACAAGTTGACACAGCTGGCATCTACGTCACTTCACCTGCGGGAGCACATTTTACAATTAGACGTTGCCATGTTCAAAACTATGACTATGGCATTGCTATTGGACAAGATACCACAGATGTGTATAAATGTTCAACATTAGGTTGCGCTAATGGATTTATCAACATATCTCTTGATGCTCCCGCCACTTTTTTGGGCGTGGAAGGACCTACAGGGCATCATACAGTATATAATGCGTGTCAAACAACAAGTTCTGGTGAGCACTCATTCATTGTTCAAGGGCGTTCTACTACAATAATTAATCCTGTGCTGTTTGACTCGGCTATCACAGATGATTATATTCAAATTAAACCTGTTTCAGACTCTCACACAGTAATTATTAACCCACGTTATGTTTCTGCAAATGCTCAAAAGAAAATTGACCTTGAAAATGGGTATTTAACGTTAATTGCTAAAAACGTAGGTTCATGTGACTTAACAGGATACTTATCGAACAATCATGGAAGCGCAACCATAGCAAACGGCACCAGTTCAATAAAGGTTGCTCATGGATTAATAGCAGACCCTGTTGTTGCTCATGTGATGGGTACGCATGAAGAAACAAGAGATTTGATTGTTACTTCTTTGGATTCTGATGGGGATAATACCAAGTTTACTGTGGCAACAGGTGATGGTGCTAACGTGGGAGCGGACAGAACTATTTACTGGGACGCAAAAATAACCTAATGGTTTTGTGTTTCAACGTTTAAGGAGAGTAAATAATGGAAAGAAAAATTTGTTTCGACAGAGCAACTTTAGACAACAAAATCATATTGGACGATGACGACTACCTTGTGATGCCTGCAGTGATAGCCAGCGAAATCGTGCATCAATATGAAGATGGTTGGGCATATAAGCCTGCAGACGAATTGGAGAAGATGGCTAAAACCGCTAGTAAAATCGGTGCTGTCCCTGTTAAAATCTTGCACCATCCAGACGACGAAACATTCGGTTTCGTACTTAAACATGATCAAGTTCATGGACGCGCAGAAAACTTCCAATACGTCAAGAATTTAATTGACCCAAAAACAAAAAGACCTTGTAGAAAAGGTGTTAGAGCAGACATCCATTGGTTCAAAGACAGCGTTCCAGAACCAATAATTACCCAAATCAAAAACGGTTCGCTTAGAGACGTAAGTATCGGATTCACATTTGAACACGACCTTACAAGCGGCGAATGGAACGGTACTCACTATGATTATGTTCAGCGCGACATCTTTCTACAACATGTAGCTGCGCCTATTGCTGAAGGGCGGTGTCCTGGACCCGTTTGTGGGCTTGGATTTGACAAGCAAATACAGATTACAGGAGATCCTTGGGAAGAAACTGAAGAGAACATTCGCAGTGGACATAAAGAAGCATCTGAAGAATGTAGAACCATAGAGATCAGCGAGGATGAAGGCATTAAAGCCATTTACTGTAAGTACGGTGAGAAATGGGATATTCAAAGTTACCTTTTCAGTAAGGAGAAAGGTTGGACATTGGAGAAAGCGAAAAACTGGTTCAGTAGCCACAAAGACCAAGCGTTAGATGAAGTAAAAGCCGTCACTAACTGTCCCATTTGCAAAGAAATAGCGACTATTGGTGTGTTTGAGTCTACGAAGAGACTTGTTAAAGTATATGGCAAAGATGTTCTACATGTTATTAAAGGCGAAGAAGTTCCAAAAGAATCCAAGCCTACACAAACCACGGAAGAACTGCTTTTGGAAGCAAGAAAAACCATAGATTCTGCTAGGTGGTTCTTCGAAGAGTAATATTCACTTTTGTGATTCACGACGTGGGTCGTGACTAATCTAAACCTTCAGCCAGTGGGAGAGACTGACTAAACAAACCACAATAAAAGGAGAAAAAACATTTGGCATTATCAACAAAAGAAGAGTACATAGCGCAGTGTATGGCAGGCACCGAAAAGACCCGTGAAGAATGCGAGCAATTGTGGAACGAAGCGCAAACAACTGCCGACCAACAGACGAAAGAAGAGTACATCACTGAATGCGTGGCTGGAGGCAAAACAAGGGAAGAATGTGAAGCAGCATGGAACGAGGCACATCAAGCAACGGACACCGCTACTTTGAAGCGGGAACTCGAAATGACGAAGGTTAAACTCCGACAAACCACAGGGATGCTCCGGGATGCCACAAAAATCATTAAAGCTGTCAACGCGGAACGAGACGCTGTGACTGACGCACGCAAATATGAGATAGCTTTGGAGATAGAAAAGGACACTGATGGCAGAGAAAAACACACCGACCTCATGAATGAAAGTCTCAAAGACCTAAGCATTATGAAAAGAGCGATTGACCGAGCGAAGCCTAAAGACTTCGTTAGCATGGCAGCGTTACTAGAGGAATCAGAGAAAAGGAAGGAGCCGCAATTGACGGTTGGCGAATATGATCCTATTGCTAAGAAGTGGAAGAGAGGTCGCTGAACATGGTTGACGTAGGATATGGGCCTAAACCAACAAACAAAATCATAGTCGCAGGACAACCACTACTACAGATATTGAAAGTTGAAACCGCCACAAACGTGTATCCTGGAAGGCTAGTGAAGAAAGGCACTAACGACGATGACATTGTAGTCAACACGGCTTTAGGCGCAGCAATTGGTTGGGCCGACTACGAAAACACAATCAAGAAACACCGTCCAGCAACTGTTGACACCATCTACCTCATAAACGCTCAAATTGCAGTGCCCCATGGCGGAAAATTCATCATCGTTGGTAGCTTAGCGTCTGGACAAAACGTTTCTAAAGGCGACAGACTTTGCGCGGCCGCAGATGGTGAATTGTCAGGAGGCACAGTTGGCACCCACGAAATCGTAGCTATCGCAGAGGAATCAGTTGACCAATCTGGTGGCGACTCAGGGGACATAATGGTTAGGAGCCTGATCTAAAATGAACAAATTTAGAAATGTAGGCAGAGACGAACCATTAACCACAGAGCAAGGACAATACATTCTTGACCGTGTAGTGTTTGCCGCTCGAAGAGAACTAATTGGCAGACGATTACTTCCCGTCCGCAAAATCGACAGTTCAACACAGACTTTCGGCTACGACACGTTGACAGAAGTTGCTAACGCAGCCATCGACATAGCTTGGCCTGGCAGAGAAACTCTTGACATCATAAACCTTGCACGATCCACAGTAGCAGTGCCTACAGTTCACAAGGAATTCCTCATAAACAAGCTTGACCTTGCAGCTTCCAGACTGAGTGGAACGCCGTTGAACACGACCACGGCTGAAAGTGCAGGGTACAAAGTGGGTTTAGAAGAGGATAGTCTGCTCATCTTAGGCTTCAGCAGAGACGGCACAACCTACGAGATCAATGGACTCTACAATGCCGCTGGCAACACTTACGGAGGAGCCACTTGGGGCACCGCCACCAACATTCCCTTATCCATAAACAACGCGGTTTCAGCGTTAATGACAGACAACATTTTCCCACCCTTCAACCTATGCCTTCACCCAGACCAATACAATGAGGCAGCCGTCTTCGTAGCTAACACAGCCGTACCCTACTTAACATGGATTAAGGAGCGGATAGGCGGAGAAATCTACCCAACCGCAACGATGACAGCGGGTACTGGCATGATGACAAAAGCCAACCCAATCGGCATGTTCGAATATGTTGTGGCTGAAGACTTCACCGTTGAAACCGAAGTGATGAGCGCAAGGGAAGGCTCAGGGCTTTTCGGAAGAGTCTATGCGCGTGGCTTGCCTGTTGTGTACGATTCAAACGCAATTTGCACAATCACTGGCATCTAAAAACTCGTGGTTAACGCAGTCCACTAAAAACTGCTTCCCCCCATTTTTTTTAGGGATTCATGTTCATGGAGGTGATATTTTGCCTAGAAAAAAACCAGCGAAGAAATTGAATGTAGAGACACCTGAAGTTGTAGAGGAGTCACCAGAGGAAGTAGAAGAGCCTGTAACAGTGGTGGAACCAGTTGCCTCGGAGGAACCGACGACAGAAGAAGAAACGACGGAAACAACAACAGAAGAAGCTGTTAAAGAACCAACGGAAGATGAACCACCCACTGAGGAAGAAGAGGTCAAAACTGAGGAACCCAAAAAACCAACTGACACCGTGCAAGTGAAAGTCATATTTGGTTCAGTAGGTTTCGGAGAAAACGGATTCTACGAGGCAGGCGACATATTCACTTGCTCAAGAGAGCAAGCTGAAACATTCGACAAAAGATTTGTTGAAATTCTTGAGTGATTGCTAGTGTTTGGTTTGTGGTGCGCGGGCAAACTTGGCAACTGCCCAGAAACCGTTAAACGCTTTAGGTTCACTTGTCTTTTCTGTCGTTGGAGAAGGCGACTCTATGGCAAGTTTAGTGACCCACCTTACTGGATTGACTACACATACGAGTCAAGCATCCGCGAACGGTTTGTATCCCGTTATGTTAAAAACGGGTTAATATTCAGAGTTAGAGACGGTAGACCGCTTAAGGTAACATCGTATAGAACGTTAAAGATTGATCCACGAGGGCATTTCACGAGTTTGCGGTGTGCAATAATCATTATTTTAGATTCAATTATGAATGTTTTGCATGTTGGCAAGCCTTTAGTTGAGGTTTGCGAGTTTTTCGCTAATCACCCCACTATATGAAAAAAGAGGTAGAATAATGAATAAGGCTAAACCTGAAGTGAAAGAGTTTCTCGCTAAAAGTAAAGTGTTGTTAGAACCTCCATCAACCATCGACGAGCTTGCTGAAGTTTTAAGGAACGAGAACATTCGCCAAGTCAAAAAACAGTTAGCTTCTGACTTAGCTCCTTTGCTGAATCGCCTCACAATTATTGAGCGACAACAAACTGTGATCATTGGTTTGTTAAAGAAGAAGCTTGACTTAGACGCTTATGAAAAGGAAATTATGGATTTGTTGATGGCTAAAATGAAGGAGAGTTAAATGACTACAATATCGAATATTGCACAACGCATTCTCGACGAGAACGGTCTTGCTTTAACTGACTTCAAAAACTTAACTTTAACTCACCTCGAATACAAAATTGACGATGCCATTGACTATGTGAACTTGCAAACAGGCTTAACCATCGCTGACCTTTCTGGCACTGCAGAGTCTAAAAGCATCACAGGTACTGCTGGACAAATTCTCGCTGTTAAATGGTTAACTAACTTGATGTTGAAAGCGTACAAAGAGAAAGGATCGCAGGTTGGTCTTGGCGGCTTAAGCGTGTCTTACATTGTGAATGATCCTGATTATAAAGTATCCATGTTGGTGATTGAGAAGGCGATTGAAAGACTGAAAGAACTGCCGATTGTAATAGCGAATGACCCGTTGCCAAATGAGTAGGTTTGTCAAAAGGATGTTGCGTGCCCAACGTTTACTTCTTGCTTACATACTCTGGAAGCTTGAGGAACCACGAATCATACAGCAGATCACTAAAATTCACGGTGGCGGTGGCGTAGATCCCACTCAGTATTTGTTGTTGTCTGGCGGCACCATGACTGGCGACTTGGTGCTAAACCAAAAAGACATTCAAATTCAAGATGGCAGTGGCAACCCACAGATTTTCCTAAACTATGACCCAAGTGACCCCGCAATCACTCTTAACGAGCCGAATCAAGCCAATAAAGCAGGAGCTTACGCTGAACTTTGGACAGCTACAAATATGGCAGGATTTTACACGCGAGGCAACAATTCTAGTTTTGACATGGGCGCAGACGTAGACCTGGCTTGGATATACATGTATGGAGGCAGTACGTCCTACATAGAAATTGATGTTGATGATTTTAAATCAGAGATTTGGATAGGCGACCCAACGGGGGGGCAAGGAACTTATAGGTCTGATTCTGTGTCTCTTGTTGGAAAAACTTCTCTTCGGGCTGTCGTTGACGATTATGGTTTAAGGTTAGGTCACGTCACTCAAGAAGGAAGCAACATTGAAGTTTGGGACGCTCTTGGGAACAAACAGTTGTTTGTGGACGCTGACGCTCTTGAAAACACTGTTGGCACAACATTTCTTGCAAGAGTGAAGATTGGTGACACAAGTCCTATTGAGTTTCATGGTGATGATGGAACTTCCACTCTTAAACTTGACAATCTTGCTACTCCCGACGACAACACTGATTTGAACGCAAGCACCACAGCGCATGGTTTACTCAAGAAGCTTCCGAATGATGCTAAACAGTTTTTGAATGGAGTTGGCAGTTGGGTAAATCCTAATTGGAGCTTAGTCAGCGAAGTGGATGTTGGTGCTGGTGGCACTTCAAGCGTGGCTTTTACTGGGTTAGACTCAGACAGTGATAAAGCATACTTGATTCTTGCAGCAATCACAGCAGCCAACGCGGTTGGTTGCAATTCGCGTATATATTTCAACAACGACAAAACTGACACAAACTATTGGTATCAAATGTTCATGGCAAACGGAGCGACTATAACTGGTGGTAGAGCTAACGAGCCATTTTTCGGGTTTACACCAAACAACCAAGAAATGTTCGCCTATGCTTACGTCATGCGCGACCCGTATCAAGCACGTTACAGCGTATGGACAAACATTCGAGATCCTGCAAGCCTTAGAACACAGAACATGAGTGGAGCTTGGACAACAAGCGCAACCATCACTCGCATTGACATTGATTCTGTCGCTGCCAACGCTATAGGGCAAGGTAGCAAAATCATATTGTTTAAGGCGACGTAAAATGGTGGAAAAAGAACCCGTAAAAGTTGAATCAAACCGCATAGTCGTAGACTGCAAAACAGGCAAGCAAACAACTGAAACTTACATGATGGTTGAAGGCGAGCCTTACGTGGAGCCTAAAGGGTTAGACCTTGACAAGTTGAAGCAACTTCTCGTCGATAAAGAACTCATAGCGGATAAAAGCGAAGTAGAATAGTCCCAGTTAATAACACACGGAGGAGCATAGTCACGGCAGAATCATAGTTATGAGGTGAATAAAATAATGGGAAGCGGAATCAAACATGCGACAACGGGAGACGGAACAAAAGTAACTGACACCGTGTGGGCTGAAGAACATGATGTGACTGCAGCTGATTTACGCAACACATTGGGTCTACCTACAATACCCTTGCTCTCAGCGATAGTTGCACGGATACACGGTAAAGCCACAATGTTTTACCATGACAACTACTACGTACTCTCGCAGTATCCCAACGAAGCCAACCAATCACCATCCCTCATCACTTTAGGCATAGACTTTGACTACGGCACATATCAATGTAAAGGCAAAATCGACAATACGCCAGCAGGCGTGATTCAGATAGTTTTCGGGTTTGAAAACTTACATGGATGGTCTTCTGAGGGCATCATGGATTTCTATTTTGGTGGTAGCGTTTACACGATGCGGACTTCATGGGCGGGAAGTGAAACGACAACAACATTGGCGGGTCAAGATTGGACGAGTGAACGAACATTCAAGTTTATATGGACTTCAACAAGCGTTAAAGGCTATGTTAACGGCGCGTTAGTAGCGACACATACCACAGACATATCGCAAAGTGCTATGAACTTGTTCTGTGAACTGTCTACTACTGGTTCACCGCCTGCTGTTCAAACCTACGTGCGTACCTTCAAAGAATTTGAGGAACTATAGATGATTCACAGAAAAATCTTCAAGGTAGCTACAACAGGGTCACGAGAAAAAGGAAACTTGAAGCCAGTGATAGCCGACGATTTGCCAGCTGGCTTAAACCTCACTGTTTTAGAATACAACGAACCTGAAGCGTGGTGTGTGGTTGAAGTGTGGAGTTCTGACCATCCAATGCGACGCACATCGGAGGAGATAGCGGGTTTAATGGATAAGGTTAGAGGTCATAAAAGTGTCATGTTGGAATTGGCTGATCATCCTCTGAAACCGTTGAAAATAGGCAAAGTGAACATGGGCAAAACTGACAAACATAAAATTGACTTTGACAAGAAAGAAGTGACGTTCAAAGGCAAAAAGGGCAAATACAAACGAATTGAAAAGTTCAGAGAACAAGAAATCATCGTGCTCGATGAAGGCTAACTCATGGACCCTGCAATCGTTGGAACCATGCGAGTAGGCCATTTCAGAATAGGCGTTTTCAGGGATGACTGGGACAACCTTGTTAAACGTGTTGAATCTGTGAGTGGACCCATAAGTTTGGATGTGACCCGTCGCGAGTTAACGTTGGGAACACCCGACTATACGACGGGTTGGTATGCGAAAGAATGGAGTGACAGCACAATTCAAGGCATTCTGTCTTCTCGCTCGGCAACACACGTTTTAGTTGCAGCTGGCACCTACGCGAGAACTGACTACTTACTTTTAACGAAAGACGTTGTTGAAGAAAGCGACGAAATCAAAGATGCAAGTGGCAATTACTACGAGGTGAAACCAGTTAGGTTGCGAAGGATAGGTGACAGTTTTAGTCATAGAGAATGCGACTTAACCCATCTACCACTACACAGCTTGTCTTATTCATCCTCTACACCAAGTGTTGAGGATGCCCGTAGCAGAACCAAAACGTACTGGGAAACCTATTTAGACTACGATAAACTGCAAAATAAAAGCTTCATAGTTGCATACAGCAACCCGGACTACTCGCTTACACGTGTTTTCTTGGATAAAGAGATTGACATAATATTTGCGGTAAACCAGTCAAGTGGCACTCCAATGATGGATCCAGTTTCACAAGCACCCTATGGCTACGTGGAAAGTGTGCCTACTGATGTGCAAGCGTTAGACCCACAGTTGATGCATTTGGGTGGTGCAGAGTTGCGGAGAATAACTGAGTCTTACCCTGGAGGCAGTAAACGTAACTTAGAAACTATGCGTCCTACCACCATTAGATTAGGCAGTCACACGGTTTACTCGCAACGGCATATTTTGAATTACAGGAGAGACACAACGTAAATGGTCAAAATAAGCAATGGTCACAGGTATCTCACGGACTGCGATAGCACAACTGGATGGACCAAAACAGATGATGGCAACACCAGCACATTCACAATAGACAACGGTGACTACTTCAAACTTAACGTGTCCGCTATAGGGGGCAACGAAGAGACAAAAGTAGTTAACGACGCAAACATAGGTGCTTCCACAACTACCTACCCGCAGATTCGTTGGCGATATAAATGTGTTGGCGACATAAAAGCTAAAATAATCGTTGAGTTCAGCGACGCATCTACTCAGGAAGTGCTCGCAGATTCTAATAGCGCAACATTCACAGTGGGCACCGTAACGCTTACTCCAGCGAAAACTTTAGATCATATAGCGTTGTATGCTGACCATGTAGTTGGAACCGTCTACTACGATTTTGTGTTGGTTCACCGGGGCGATTTCACTTTGCCAAATGTGGCGGGTGGCATGAACATGGATTTTCCACCATGCGAAGCAATTATTCCTGTTTTTGAGCGTGACACAGACATAACACAGCACGGTGGCACACAATCCGCAATCGTAAACATCAGCAGTGACCTGGATCAGGGTACTTGGCAAAGGACAGGTGACAAGATAGACGGTGAAGTGTTCTTGGATATATTGCACAACCGATCTAGCGAGCCGTGGCAGTGGCTTGACACTGGTAGCCACCAGTTTAAAGTTACGGTGCATCCTAAGTTCCAGTGGGTTAACAACGGTGACGGTTCTACTTCTAGGCTTTTGGATTTGGTGTTGAAAGAGTACAGTTTAGGCAGTAAAGCGGATGAGACGTATGCGGAACGATTTGGGATTGGACTAGAATGAGTTTGCGTTTGAAAGACACAGTGAAACAAGATGGTTAAGCTGTATCTTGACTTTTACGATTTAGAAGCGTTAGAAGCTGATTCTGACAGAGTGCGCGCTATATTGGTTAAGGTAGAAAGCGAGTTGGACCCTGAGCTTGAAAGAATCTTTTTAGAAGCCGCTGAAATGATGAAGGCAATAGCTCAAACACTTGTTCCAGTACGTACAGGTAGCCTTCAAAAGAGCATAAGGATAGAGCGCATGGCGAAACACCATATTGCAGTGCGTAGCGGTGGATATATTGTAAATCCATTGACTAAAAAAATTGTGGATTATCAAACGTATGTGGAAGCTCGCACGCCCTACATGCGTCCAGCTTACGAGCAAACTTTGCCTTGGTTGGACATGGAAATTGACGATTTAATGAATCGGTTAACGAGGGGTTAAGACTGTCTGTAGAGGTTAAAAGTTTCGAGTTTGAAACACGCGGTGTAGATCAAACTCTCAGCAACATAAGACGATTGATTCACACTTTAGAAAGTCTGAGAAACGCTGGTCATACCGTACTATTTGTATTGGAAAAAATGGGGCTTCCACGCAAAATAGTTGATGCCATAAGAGTGTTGGAAGCGTTGATTGTAACTATTCAATTGGCCCGGGGAGCGTTGGCAGCTTTAGAGATTAGCTTAGGACCCGCAGGTTGGGCCCTTCTGGGCGTTTCTATAGCGGCTGGGGTAGTGCTTAGTTTGGAGCTTTAGACATGTCGCATCCTGTCTATAAAATCGAAATCTACGACACTACACCAACTTTAAAACATACAATAACGAGTGACGCTATTAACATTCAAGTTAAAGAAGTTGTGAACGAGACCCCTGGCATTTTCAGCTTTATTTTGCCAACTAAGAAAAACGGGTCCACATACTACTATAATGATGTAGTACAGGGATGGACCGCTAAAATTTGGATGGATTACGATTCTGTAAGTGGCGATCCTCTCACCGTTGGAACCATATACAACATTTCCGCAACTCTTTCAACGAGAGAAGGTTACATCAGAGTTTTTGTTGGGATGAATCAAGGCGAAGTTTTGAAGAGGCGACAGAAAACTAAGTATTGGTATAACATTGGAGCTTCAACAATAGTAACGCAACTGGCTAACGATTTGAGTCTAGGAACTACTGAGATAGCTACAGACGCAACTCAAGTGATTCTTGAAGTCTGCAACGAACCATATTGGACTGTGCTTCGCAAGGTAAGTGACTACTGGAAGGACGCTGGAACACAAATCAAAAAAGACTTCTACGTAACTTGGGATAATAAGCTGTTGTGGAAAGCGCGTCCTCTCCGAAGTGGAGCTTCAGTGGAAACGCTTACTGCAGGAGAGAACATTGTAAGCTACAATGTTAACCGTGACTTGAAAAGTGTCGGCAACAAACTGAAAATTTACGGTGTAAGAGGGCTTCACTATCCTACAGATGGAGACGCATGGACAGAGGCCAGCACAACAGGATGGAGTATAACTTGTGACCAAGGAACCCATGACGGCTCAGTATCTGTAAGCGCCAACGCTTATGAAGTTGGCACGAAAAGCTTAAGGGCGCTGAGTGCAGAAGACTGGGGCCACACCGCCATGCTTATCACAAAAGTTTTGTCACCTGTAGAAACCCTTTACAACGTAGACTCCACACATCTTAAGTTTTGGATACAAACTGCAACATGTCCAGCCGTTGACTGGTGGGTTATGCTGTATGCACCTGACAGCTCTAACTACTTCAAAATACAGCCAGGTGTTAGAATTGTCTCGACTGAAATGAAGCATTTTGATCTATCAATGCGCGAGTTCACTTCTATCACAGGTAATCCAGACAAGTCGGACATTGCGAGCATAGTTTGGCGGATCGGTGTCGTAGGAGGAGCCTACAGCACTTACATTGATGGGTTGCACTTCGCAGACAAAAGGTTTAGAAGCGTAGAGGAGGACGCAACTTCTCAAACAAATTATGGGATACGGGAATTTACTGAGACAGATGATAGTTTGCTTTCAAATAGTGACTGTCAGAAACGGGGTCAAGCCTATCTCTACCAGATGAAAGACCCTCCAATACGGTTAGATGTTGTAACCCCTCTAAACACTAATATCAAGATAGGTGACAGACTTAGCATGACGATTCCAGCGGAAGGCATTAGTGCAGTAAACTTTGACGTTCTCAGCGTGGAACACAACATTTCAGTGGCTGGAGCCGTAACTCGTGCAATAATGGTTAACTCAGCAAATCGCCGCAGAGTTCAAGCGATAACACCTAACGAAATCTTGAAAGAACAAGTTGCCATACAGAAAAAGGCTGCACGTGGCATACAACTAAGTTTAGGATTCGCCTATTTTCCATGAAGCTACAAGATAAATGAGAGGAGAGAACGCGTTAAAAATGCATAGGTTATTACAGCAATAACTGAAGCTACAGCGCACACTGCAATTTCAACGCCTAAATAAATCAGTTGCTCCTTATCCATTTTCATCACATATGTACACTATTTTTCGCGCTATTTAATATTTTCATTTTTAAGTGAAACTGTTTTTGCCATCTTATTGCCTAGTAGCGGTAGCCATTGTGCACCGCAACATAGCTATGGTTAGGATAGCGCAAAGTAAGCGTCTACACGGTCACCATCGTAAGTCCATACTGAAACAATGAAGCTTGGAGTGTCCTCTTTCACTAGAATGTGGTTGTTTATTTCTGTAAACTCTTGTCCCGGAAGAAGCCATGCGGGTCCAGAGTTCATGACATCCCAACGCATGAATGTGCCGTTAGGGTAGTATATGAAGAGGTAGCCTGTTAAATACTCGATTTTCTGTCCGCTGTTCCTAATTGTGTAGTTAATTATAACTTCAACAGTGGCGTTACCGCTACTTGTGCTGAATGAACCGCCAGCCTGTGCTTGCGTGCCAGAAATTGTCAGGTTTGGCTCCAAAGCTTCCACCCTGTCCGTGAGGTTCAACAAGATTTCAGTTTTGTTTAAAGGCACTCCAGCACCGCCGTAAGCCAACCGCATTAGTTTCAAGTCTAAAATGTTGATTTGCCCGTCATCGTTAACGTCTAACCAAGGATCGTATGGTAGCCAAGGTTGACTGTTCACTATTATTGCCAAGCACGCTATGGCTAAACAGAATGTGAGAATTGCGACTGCTACAAAAATTTTCTCTTTCACGTTATCACCTCCCCGTTCAACTACCAATGTGTCAAATCTAGTATTTGTTGTTTGTGGAACAATCTTCTATGTTCACCGCAACAATCACAATCCAAGCTTGTAATAGAACCACCTTATGAATTCTGCCCATTCAATATGTTTCATGCAGAGTCTGATTCCACAATATGTCGTTACCCCTTTTTTTCTGCATTTTGGAAATGCGCAAGTCTTCAGGTTTATTCTCGTGTCAATTAGAGGCAAAGTCTCACTCATTTTTTCACTTCCAACAACTATAACACTTTCTTCTCGCATTTAGCGCATTCACTCGGCAACATCCAATACTCTTTCAGTCCACAAAAAGTTTGTTCTCCACGTTGGCGTTCAGCAAACTTGCAACCCTCTTTCTTTTCTTCAGTGAAGCTTTCAAGCATCATTTGAGGATTACCCTTCTTGTGCACCGCAACATAGTTTTTGACCCAGTCTTCAATCTTCTCGCTCATGCTCTCGCCTTCACGGTCACAAATCTCTTTGAAGTCGTTCCAGAGAATATCTGATATGTAGATTGTTGACCTCACGTTTTGCCACGCTTATTATTTATTATTTATTATTGTTATGTTATGTTAGTATGTTATGTTATGTTATGTTATATAGGGGTCATTTTTTGTTGGCAGGCTTTGACAGTTCTACTCATTTGGATTTTCTTCCTTATTCTTGTAGTCAACAGAAACGTAGATTTTGAGGATAN